CGGTCGTTTCAGTGGCGATACCCCGACCGAGTGCGTTGAGCGTGTCGGCATCAGCAGCCGACAAGCAGGTCGAGAACACGGCCACGTCCTGCAGCGTGGTCGAGGTGACTGCGAACGAGCCGCCGATCTGGCTGAGCGCGAACGTGTCATCACCGGCACCGGTCGGCGTGCGAACCGCTCCCGTGTCGGCGACCCCGTCGATGTAGAACGTGATGCTGGTGCCGGTGCGTGTGATGAGTACGTGGTGTGGCAGGCCGTCGACCATCGACACCGAGCCCACGACCGACGTGCGGTTGGCGCCGGAGGTGGCCGACACCCACGACAGATACCCGGCGGACGTGATGCCGGCAACGTAGGTGGTCCCACCACCATTGCAGATCGGCTTCGTCCCCGCTGGCAACGTCATTGACGACTGAATCCAGAACGACAGCGACCAGTCGGATGCGTCGGTGATCGCCGGCGATACTGTCGGACTAACGCCACCAGTCCCGGTCGCGTACCCATTAGAGCCGGTGACACCAACGGCCAGCGACGCCACCGGTGAGAACACCACGCCGAACCCGGCCAGCGGCGGGACCACCGTGTACGTGTCGTTGTAGTCGGTCCATCCGCCGGCGGACACGATGCGCAACCACATCGTGGGGCTGAGCGCCGACACGTACTCGCCATAGGCGCCCAGCGAGCCACCAGAGAGGCGGGTGGCGGCCATGATGGAGAGCAGGTCGAACGCCTCCACCGACACCACCGAGTCCTTACCACCGTTGTCGGTCGTCACGTTGAACCCGGACACAAAGCCACGAAACAGCACGTAGTCGACGGCCGACCAAGTGGCGGTGATCCGCACCTGCTTGCGCGCCTTCAGGTTGCCGTAGTAGGTGCCGGCGCTGTAGGCGGGATCATAGAGGCGGGCACGGTTCGACAGCAGGAACGACGCCTGCCCGGCGGTGATCGGCTGCCCGAGCGCCCCGACCGTGCCACGCGTGATCTGCACGCCGGGGTTCTCGCGCACGTCGGCGGACACATCGACCCACGTCGGGGTGTCGTCAAATGGGTCCGATGTGAAGGCGATTTCCACACGGCAGTCAGGCCACACAGCCACTAGCTACGCCACCCGATACCGTCGCGCCCCTCAGCGTCCTTGATCGCCTTGACGAGCACCCGACCGAGCGCAACACCATCGGTGCCAAGCCCGGCGTTGACCGTGATGTTGATCGTGGCCCCACCACTGCCGCCGCCCGACATCATGGCGGCTGTCTTGCCGGCGGGGACGATGTTGCCACTGCCGCCGGGTACGAACAGCTCCGGCCCCACCTCGCCCACGATGTAGGGCGTGTTCGCGGACACCGGGCCGCCGGCGGCGCGCTGGGCGATGTCGCCCACGCGCGCCGAGCTGCCCGACGTGACCACGTTCGCAACGAGATTGACCATGCGCGTGCGGGCGAGCACGGTGAGCCGACGCTCGATGTCGTCGGCGTTCGCGTCGGTCATCTCGGCAACGATCTTCGACACCTGCTCGGCAGGCAGACCGAGCACCTCGGTCGCGTAGTCGGCAACGCCTTTCTTGAGGTCGATCAGCGCCAACTCGTGGTTGCGGGTCGCTTCCTCGGCGGTCATCGACCCCTCGGCGACGGCGGCGTAGTCGGCTTCCGCCTTCGCCTTCACGTCGTCGAACTGCTGTTGCAGGTTCAGCAGCGCCTCGTCATCGTCGAGCGTGCCGAGCACCAGCGCCAGCCGCTCAGATGCCAGGCGGGCCCGGTCGGTGGCAGCGGCAGCACCATCGGAACCGGCGACCACTTCCCACCAGCTGGCGCCCACCTTGGCAACGTCGTCGTCGGTATCGCCGAACACCTTGTTCAGCTCGGTGGCCAACGTCACGGACGCGTTGTAGTTGTCCTGCGCCGACTGCGCCGCGAGCATGATGTCGGCCAAGTCGCCGCCACCCACACCGGCGGCCTTCATCGCGTCGACGAGTCGCTGAATACCTTCCTTGCCGCCGAACACCGCAGCGCTGAACTGGTCCATGGTCACGCCTGCGCGTGCCATCGAATCGAGCGCATCGCCACCGAACAGCCGGTTCAGATGAAACTCGACCTTGCCGGTTTCCTCCAGCCGGTCGCGGAACTCACCGGCCACGTTGGCGCCCTCGCGCAACGAATCCGAGAACGCCTTCACCTCAGCCTTGTTGAAGGCCTTGACCTTGGCAACGTCCTTCATGTAGCGGCTGACCAGCTCCATGGCAACGGCAACGCCGAGCATCGGGCCGGCGGTCGCCGCCAAGTTCTTCATCTGGATGTTGCCCTCGGCGGCGTACTCGCCGAACTGGCCGATCGCCATGTTCAGCGGCCCGAACATGCCGGTCATGCCCGGCAGCTCTTGCATGGCGTTGCCGGTGAAGTTCGCCATCACCGAACGGCTCTGGTCGGTCGACTTGCCGACGTCCTTGATCTTCGTGTCGAGCGTGCCCGCAGCGTCGGCGACCTGATCCAACCGGCGCACACCATCGGCGAGCTGGTCGATCTTCTCCTCGGCACCCTTGGCGTCAAGTCCGGCGGCACGGAACTCGCCGGCGATCGTGTCGATCTTCGACTGCCCGATCTTCGCGGCCATCTCCGGACCGAGCGCGTTGCCGAGCAGCTCGGCGATCTGCGCCGTCTCCTTCATCTCCGCTTCGAGCTTGTCGGCCGTCGCCGCCATCACCTTCGCCAACGCGTCGGCAGAGTCCGATGAGTCGTCGAGCTTCGCGCCCAGCTTCTCGGCCAGCTGCGCCGAGTCCTTGAGCCCGGCGGTCTTCGCGATGAAGTCGAGCGTGAACTTGAGGTTCTTGTCAGCCACCGAGCTTGCCCTCCACGATCCTCGTCACCTCCGCCACGAACAGCTCGGGCGCCACCTGCTCCATGCGCGTCTCTGCAGCCGTCCACGTGCCCTTGCCGCGAGTGCGACCGTTCCACCGGCGACCGGCACGGGCAGGCGTTGAACGGCCAGCGTTGCGGCCATCCTCCAGCACACGCATCGGGCCACGCGTGCGCGGTGTCGGCGCAACGAACGCCGAACCTTTCTGCCGAACCGTGGACTTGGCGACGATCTTGTCAGTCGCCCACCCGGACATGCGCCCATCGCCACCGGTCGCCATCGCCACCGGGCCGTCGACCTCTTTGGCCAGCTTCACACCAACGGCCTTGACGACGGCGGTCGCGTCGCGGTCGGGCAACGTGGTCGCCAACTGGCGGAACGTCGCAGCAAGCTCGCGCAGGTCGGCCGAAGTGGCCATGACTACGGGGTGATGTCGCGCACAACGGCGCCGGAAGTTGGAAACGACAGGCTCTTACCGGCGAGGTCGCCGACGGCACCACCGATCGAGTGCGACGTCACCAGCACGCTGCCCTGGTACTCAGGGTTGCTCGCCGAAGTCGCACCCGACACGGGCTTGAGCGTGAACGCGACGACGGTGCCGAGCAGCGCCCACAGTTCCTCGTCGACGTCGTTGTCGGCAACGTCGTCGTGGAACTCAATCGACAGGTTGCCCGACTTCAGGCCGCCGATGTACTCCACCCAGCCGGCGGAAGCGAAGTCGGTCGAGTCGAGCTGAGCGGCGTCACAGACGAGCGTCGCCTGCTTGGAATGGTCCGAGTAGTCGACCGCGTTGAGCGTGACCACCTGTGCAGTGAGGGCAAACAGAGCCATGATGTGTTCCTACTTTCGGGGGATGGTGGTCAGAGCACGCCTGCGGAAACCGCGAAGGCAAAAACGGGGTTGGTGCCGGAGATGGTGTACGAGATGCGCCAGTAGTCATCGGTGAGCGCACCGGCCACCGAACCCCACTGCGCACCGACTGCGGTCGCGGCGGTGAACGAAATGCGGGTGGTCGGTGTGGTGAATCCGGCGTTGTCGTCGGACTGCACGATCACGGTCAGGGTCGGCGTCGACGTGCCCGCCACGGACAGCACATGCAGCGCGACGTACATCGACTTCCCGGCGACCACCGCGCCCAACTGGCGGCCGGTGCCCGTCGACGAGCTCGAGCGTGACGCCGAGCCGGGATGGATCAGCGAGCCGCGCACGATGCCACCCGTCGAGTTGCCCGACAGTGCAGCCATCGCCAGATCACCCACCGGCGACATGGACGGCGTGTAGCTGCCGGTCGAGTTGCGGAACAGGTACGCGAACGACCCGTCAGCCGAGCGGGTACACACGGTGACCGGGGTTCCCGACACGCCCAACTCGGCGAACATGGTTGCGTCGATTGAGCCGGCGGCAAGGTTCTGCATCAGCGACATGTCGAACGTGCCCGAGCGCACGCCGCCGGCCAGCTCGGTCCACCCGTCAGGCGTTGACAGCGGGGTGATGTCGAGCGGGGCGACCTGTGTGCGCATGTCCACGTTCTTGCCGTGTGTCGCCACCTCCAGGCCACCGACGAGGATGCTCATGTCGTGCCAGTAGTCGATGGCCATCAGACCGCCTCGCCTTCGATGGTGGGGATGATGACGGCGCCGGCCGGGAGGGTTACGATCTCAGGGCCGTGCTCGCCGACGGCGGCCGGCGCAGGCTTCGCGCCGCCGCCAGGCTTGAACTTGCGCACGACCGGCTTCGGCTTCAGCTCGGGCTCGGCGTCGGCCACCGGCTCGAACAGGCCGAGGTCGGTCACGAACGGCGAGTCGTCCGCCCACAGCGAACCCTCAGGGATCGTGCCGAACGTGGGCACCTCGTGTGATTGCGTGCAGCGCAGCATCAGCTACCTCCTGGCCAGGATCGTGAGAGCGATCGTCGACTGCAGCCAACGGCGCGCCGATGGTGTCTCGTCGGCCGCGTACCACTCGGG